GGTCGGAGCCGCAGGGGTAGGCTCAGGGGTTGGCAGGGTTGCGCCAGCCCGTAGGAGACCCATCTGAGCCAGTTCCTGACGGTTTTTATCGTCGGAACAGAAATCGAGGAATTGTGCAGGGTCATTTGCAAAGCGGCCACGGATGGCCGAAGGCAGTTCATGGAAGAGAGATTGAGCGCCGGCCACGTATTCCATGGCGGTCTGGAATTCGAAGCCACCGGCATCGAAATAACGGGGATTTTGGGCGGCGAGGTCGGGCAGTTGGCCAGTACTGAGATACCGCGCCATGATGGTGTTGATATCGCATTCATCCTTGAAGGATTGTTTTGTGTGAGGCGAGTCAGCAGGGAAGGAGACTTGCAGCCGAAGTTTTGGGGAATATGCAGAGGTGAAGGGGGTTGTTTGAGAGAGGTTTGTAATTTGATTTGAGGACATGATTTAAAATCCTTTCGGGTTTAAGAGATTTGAAGTGGAGGCTGCTTTTTTAAGACAGTGATAGCTGACAGATTGCGCTGTCGCGCGAATGCCCGTCGATGAAACTGACGGGCATTTTTATTTTAATGCGGAAGATTGCGGCGGGCAGATGAGCCACCGCCACGACTACCAGAGAAGGGAAGAAGATTGCGGACGGCAGAGGTTGCACCCTCAGCCGCCTTTGCACCTTCAATGACCTTTTTAATGCCGGTTTTTTCCGACCATTCGTCGGTGCGTGCTTCGACGCCGGCAGATTTGGCAGTATTAGCGTAGAGGTCAGACATAGAGAGCGCACGTTTTGCCTCAGCCTTGGTAAGTCCCATTTTTTCGAGCTCATGAACAGCTTGGTTCATTCGCAAGGCTTCGTCTTGTTTCTTGATGTTGTAATCCACCATGAGATTTACGGTCTCGTGCTTTTTTTTCTGTGTGTCTGCCTCAGTGTTTTTTTCTTGAGCTTCCATGTTAGCGACTTCCTGAGCGCCTCGATAAGCAGCGAGGCCAGAATTTACAGCAGGAGACATAACGTCGCGGGCTTCATATTTTGCGCCCGAAGGTGTGGAAGCGCCCATGCCGCCAGTGCCAGAAAGAATGGGATTAAGGCCGGCAGCGCGAAGGTCACGAACTTCGCGTTGATGGGCAGTATTAGACATGCGTTCTTCGAAATCCATCTGGCGTTGAGCAGACTTGGCAGAGGCAGAATTAGCCATCATGCCGCCAACGATTGAAGCACCAGCGGCAATAACGGCCGGCCAGATGGAAGCAATAGAAAGTTGAAGAGGAAGAAGCCAGTACCAGAGAAATGATTTGAGCATGATGACTCCTAGAAGTGATCGATGAGGCCAGGTACGCCATAGACAGGCATTGGCCGAGTGCAGTTCATCCGGATATATGCATCGAACAGAAAATGCGGTTCAGAAGGGACTGCGATAACGCGATCGATCGGAGGATTTTCCACAATGAAAGTGTCGTCGAGGACAGGAGAAGTTGCAAAGTCTTGGGACAAGTGCCAAGAATCAAGCGATTGAGCGAAAGATGAGCGGAACTCACCGGTAATCATGGAAGGTTTGTAGCGGTATTCGGCATAGCGTTCCTGATAGCCGAAAACGACGTCGTCAGAGGCAGGAGTGCCAGTACAGAAAATTTCTTTTCTGAGGACAGCTTGTTCGCCAATGTGAGAGAGCGCCGGCCAGTAGAAATCGAAGCGGGTCAAGCGTGACCACATGCGGTTAAGACCTTGTTGGTAGGTCAGATCGGCGCGAACAGAAACGACGCCGATGATAATGCAGTGTTCAGTGAAAGAAGAAGTAAAGCCATGGTTATTGAAAACGGCAGTGCCAATAGCAGCAAGACTGCCCTGAGGGCTTGTGCCGTCCGTGGATGAGGTTTGAGGAATCGGGGAGACATTGACAGGAGTAGAGCCGCCGCCAAGGAACTCAGGACGTTGCAGACGAGCATCGGGGGAAGTAACCCCGAAATGTGATTTGATGAGTTCAGTGTAGCGAGTACCACCGCGTGCATCGCGTTCAAAGATTTTTTGAATCTGGAAAGCTTGGCGGAGAGAATTGATGGTCGCCGCAGTTGCGTCGGAGAGATCGGCGTAGATGTTGGGAAGATGGCCACCAGTGCCAGCAGTGCCGGCAGAGTTGATAACGTCGCGGATACCAATATTTGTCGTGGCAGACGACCAGCCGCGAGCTCCGGACATAGAGACACCTTCGGCATCAACGAAGGAACCAAGTGCGCTGTTTGCACCAGTAGCAACACCGATGCCCAGCACAGGGGCGGAAGTACCAAGAGGAATAGTTACGCCAGCGCCTTTTTGTGGCCAAGGTAGTGAAGAAGTGAAATAGTCGTGACGTTTGCCACGACGAAGGAGAACGTAATCGGCAAGATCATCAGGGCCGTCATCGGTAGGAACCTCGACAGAGTCCTGGAGGTTTTGATCGCGATACCATTCATTCCAGATGAGGTTGTAAGCGCGGTGATACAGAGCAGATACAGAGAGGAGCGGGGCGCCGACCGGAAGACCGAAATAGTCTTCAAGGGAATTGGCAGTGAAGCCAGTAACAGCAGGAGCTACAAGTTGCGGAATAGTGAAATCTGTTGAGTCGCCCGGGTTGCGTTGTTCGCCATTGAATTTTTGCCAGTTGTCCCAGACCAATCGAATTGGCACGCTGAAGAATTGCGTGTCCATGTACATGTTATCCATGACGGGGAAGATCGGAGTAGCAAGGCGAGAGAAGGCCGTAGCTTTGACGTTAAAGGTATCGCCGGGAAGAGCCTCATCAACGAAAAAAGGTATGAGGAGGCCAGCATCGAAGGTGGTTTTGTAGCCATGGGAGCGATCGAAGGAAGAACGAGGAATTTCAGCCCGCGGAACTTGGCTGAATGAATGTTGCATTACAGACTTGTGATTCTGGTTAGGAATTCCGAAGGACATGATTTTTACTCCTTATAGGTAGCGCCGATACCGATGATCAGCGGATTTTCGTGCGTGTTGATGACAGCAATTTCGTCATCGAATGTTCCAAGCTGGACGAGTGTGAAATCGCCAGAGAATTTGAAGAGATCAAGTTGAGGATCATTGACCGCACGCGTGAAATCGCGGACGGCAACATCAGGATGAACAGTGATGAAAGGGTTTGAGTAGGTACGAGCCTTGGAGTCGTAAATCGAATAGACATACTTGAGCATTTAGAGAGTCCTTTTCAGTGATGAGAGTTGAGAGAGTTTTACAGTCTTGCGAACGGCAAGGCGTTCAGGGGTTGAATCAGATTTGCGTTGTGCTGCATTGCTGATACGTCGAAATTTGAGACGTCTGTGAAGCTCGGGCGAGTCGTGCTCCAGGACACGGAAATAATAACGAGGGGGTAGCATTTTTTTACCCGCATGGACAAGAAAGTCAGACGGGAAAACATCGGAAGCGAACTTGCGATACCAAGTCGCGCCGATAGCTGGTTTGAGTGACATGGTGATGTATTCCGGGAGACGTTGAATGATCTCGCCGGTAGAGAGGTCGATCGATTGATAATGCTTTTCTGCATCGTCGCCAGTCACTTTTTTGAAGATATAACGAGCTGTGTAAGCCGCAGTTTTGAAGTTAAGACGGCCAATGAGGCAATGGCCGAAGCCCCACGTCTTTTGGAGTGTCTCAGAAGTAAAGAGCTGATCTCCGTCGCGGTTTTTTGAGTGAGTTTTTTTGTCCGAAAAATCGATACCGTAGAGGAGAGCATGATAGTGCGGCCGGTTAGAGGTTTCACCGTATTCACCGCAGTGAAAGTAACGGATAGGTTTGCCATGGAGTTTCCGGAGCCTTTTCATAAAGGATTGAAAGTGGGACTTGACCAAAGTCCCCCCGGGGGGCAGGTGTTCATCGTCATATGTGAGCGTAACGAAACAGGAGAGTTCGTGCATCTGCGCTTCATGGACGCAACGAAGCGCCCATTGTCTTGAGCGTTCGATTCGACAGCCAATGCATTGACCGCAAGAGACAGTGACAGGAAGATCGACATAGCCGTTTTTCCCACTAAAGACAAGCTTTCGCTTTCCGTTTTTCGTTAGATCACGAGATTTGAAGCCCTGCAATGGGTGATAGCAGGGCATGGTTTCAGAGGCGAATACCACCGCGCATAGGCGCGCCAGTGACATTCTTTTTGTGCGTGCGGGAAGCTGTGCTCGAAAACTGGCGTTTGCTTTTGCGGGAGCTCATTTTGTGACGTTTCATGATAAGACCTTTCAGAGTTTAAGGGTTGAGGTGACAGGATGGTGTCACCTGTACTATTAACATCAAGTAATATAATAGTACAGGCGGAAAGCATGTCAAGTGCTTTCAGGAGAGGCCGTAGCGGCCTCAGAAGCGGTCGGAGCCGCAGGGGTAGGCTCAGGGGTTGGCAGGGTTGCGCCAGCCCGTAGGAGACCCATCTGAGCCAGTTCCTGACGGTTTTTATCGTCGGAACAGAAATCGAGGAATTGTGCAGGG